GTCGGCATCAATCAATTAAAACATTAGGGTATAGATGAACGCTAAGTTTCTCGTCATTGTACTATTACTAGCACTCTCCCTCTGCATTGCAACCATGATCTCGAATCTCACAGAAGTTTTTTATCAGATCCCAAATCTGTTTTCTGATAGTGAAATATCTCACATTTTTAAAGAGGTTCATTACAACGAAGGCAGTTTCAACCTACAATACAATCGAGAAGATAATGAATACAACCTCACTGAAGTTGGATTCATTGATGAGAGCTTTAGCTATGGATCAGCAGCTTTAGGCCTCGAGCACACATTCAATGCAAGGAAGATTGAGCACTTTCCTCATGACATGATCTTGTCATATTTCTGCGAAGTCAAAGAACATGATCCTAGGATACATGAGGTTCTAGGGCAGTCTGGGATAAGAGATATGGATGATGCATCTCCAGACATAGTGTATTCTGATAAGGATGGAAATGTCTGCTTTGTAGAGATAACAACAACAAGGGATCCTGGGAAAATGCAAGCTGCATTTGATAGAAAATTCAATAACTATGATGGAATAGCTAGGTTTTGGAGAGCAAACTTACTAATTATAGTGGTGTCACACAGTTCAGTCCTAACTAATGTGCAGCTAGACCAAAGAACGGTAGACATACTATCAGCTAGATATAGATATGGTTTAGAAGTTCAGAATGAAGCAAAAGAACTTGGATGGCTTAGAGAAGTCAATCAAGAAAAGAGAAGGAAACAGCAAGTGATAGAAGACATGTTAGAAGATCAGAGCTTGATTGAAGTGGATGATATCATGTCAACAGGGCCAGAGATATACAGCTTGCATAAGATGCCATACGACGAAACTTATCTAAAATATTGTATCAGAGATGCAGAAAATGTTTACAACTCAAAATTAAGAACTGATGATGCAAAGGTAGCTTATGATAGAATTGACAAGTATAAAAAGAAGGTGGAAACATCTGGTGAAAGAACAGACCAGAAGGCAGTAGTGCCATTCTGTCTATTTTCACTTAAGCCCAACGGAGAACGAACATTTCACGTGCCATATGACCAATCAATAGAGAACACAGAGGAAGGAGCTCTGATGAGATTCTGGCGGAAAGCATGTAGAGATCTTAGAGAGCCAGATTATATGTCATACGAGGAGGCATCAAATAAAGTTTGTGAAAGAGAAGATGAGAAGATAGAAAGGAAGAGCAAAGAGAGACAAAAGATAAGGGCAGAGCGAAGCAGGATCGAGATACGCATGTCAGATAGAGATAGAGAAGTATTTTCCACATTTGGAGTTGGTGCAAAACGGTATAAAGACACACAGTCAAAACAACTGTCAGACCAGAACAGTAGGAAAGCCTTCAAATGGAACACTGACACATCGGATATCAATGACTTCATACTAAACTCAAAATATCTATTTGATGAGTCGGAAGCAACATTGATGGAAGACAGATTGCAATATCTTTATGACTACAGCAATGAATGTGATCACGAGTCAACAGCACTGACAAAGAAAATACTGTCTAGCAAAATCGGACAGATGATGTTGACCAACTTTTGTATTAACAATGAGATAGATGTGAACGCCAGAAAGAGTACTCAAAGAGATGAGTGGATTGTTGTGAAATCAGCAGTTGCACCATGCCTGATAGCAATAAAAACAACACAGTCAAACAAGCACATATTTTATAGCATTCTTTTTAACAGAGATGATTTAGCAGAACACTTGGATAGACCTTTCAGATCTCTCAGATCAATTGGAAACAATTGGCTATGTACTCCAGTCTGTAGCTTGAACACACATGATCTATCTATATGGTTATCAAATCCATCATTGCTACTCTCAATGTCATCAACCTGGATGGATGTCTTTGAAACAGAGTATGACTATATAACAGATGAGTCCCCCGAGATTTTAGCATGCTTATTGATGGCGATGGAAAACAAAGATCACACATCAAGCCCATCTTTCAACACCAGATACATGTATATGGAGATGTTGAAGCCATGGGAGTTTAAATCTGACCCATTCAAGGTTCTATCAAAATTCCAAGACAGAATAAGAAGTAGATACATGCTATGGATGATGCATAGAATATGCGATGAGTTTACACAGATGCTTCTTGATAGAACTCCAATATCATTTGATGAAGAGGTGTATGAGTCAGAAGATTATGTGAGATCCCTTGGCAGAGTTCCATTTCTCCGATCCTACATATCAGGACGACCACTTGAACATTTCTCAGTTGCAGTTAATTTGTCATACATTGGTGTGTTTCATAATGTGGACAAGGGAGAGAAGATACATGGATTTTTGAAAATATTCTCTAAAGTCATATCAGAAGAAAAGAAGTTGAGATTAGCAGATCCAGAAAAGATGCATGACTTAAACTATCATTACAAAGACACAGGTAGAAATCTAAGGAGCCATGAGTTCTCAGTCGATCACGCACGATCAATAGGAAGAGAGCTAAAAAGACACTGGAAAAAGAAAGGTCTTCATGAATCGGACATTAAGCAGATAGTGATCTCTGCTTTATCTGACGTTACATTTGAAGAGCTAGCAACCATGAAGGCATCAGCAAACTCAGAAAATTTCAAAGGGATGGAGAATCCAAATTACAAAGAATATGAGCAAAAGAGTAGAAATAAAGCATTAGATGAAGTGATATCAGTGATAATTAAGTTATCAGACAAAGGTGCATCTAGCAATATAGTGTTTGAGAATTTTAATAAACTCATGGAAATATTAGCAGAAGAAGGTGGAATAGTGGCCAACCTATTTAAAAAGAATCAGCCAACAGGAGTTAGAGAGATCTTTGTCTTAACTATGATCTCAAGAATTGTGATAAAATTTCTAGAAACAGTATCTAGATCACTGTGTCGTGCAACAGACAACGAGTACTTAACCAAAGGTAAAGCAAAAACACAAGCAACATCTGAACATTACAATAGAGTTTCTAGAAATAAGAAGCAAGGTGACTATTCAATGACTGTCAGTGACTCGGCAGATGCAACAACATGGTGCCAGAGATTCATAATGAAGGTCTTTCAGGTCATGTATGGAGAAATATTCTCAGAGTGGCCAGAAATGCTAACAGCTGTCACCTCAATACTCAATCTAACTATAATGAAAAGACTTGAGCTACCTAAGGAGCTACTAGACTTATTTGCTGAAAATCCAGACATTGATTCTTATGATGATAACATGAACGAACTTAAAGAGCAATTCCTGGGAATCAGTGAGGTTAACGACATAATAATGCCATTCAAAATGCTAATGACCAATAGATCAAATTTCATGCAAGGTATACTTCACTACACATCTAGTTTGATTCATGCAGGCCACATGCTCTGGGTGTCCAGTGTTATTAAAAAGATGTTCCACAAGCATTTTTCAGATGATGAGTATAAACCAAGGATGATAACTACAACAAAAGTCTCATCAGATGACTCATCTAGAATTAGCACAATAGTGTCATCCAACCCTGGAATAGAAGCAAGGATAAGATACAGGAAGTTTCTGCTCTGGACTACATGTTTCATCGAGACTACTTATCCACTTTTTACTGCACTTTTGTCAGATGAAAAATCATCTACAGGCATATTGTGCATGATAGAGGAATTCAACTCTTATTGGACTATAGTCAACACAGTGTGCACACCAAAAATAAAATGGGCATACTCTTCACAAGTGATGAAGGTAGTTAGCTCAGCAACTGAAAGACAAAACCTAGATCATAACAATCTAAATGATCTAATTGAAAATGGATGCAGGAGAACTACAGTTCAGGTTTGCGAATTTGGCTGCATGCTTAATCATTACTCAACAGTGGGAATAGCCACACTGGACGACAGCTTCTTTCAAAAAATGTTTAGCAAAATATTCAATCTGAGATCAAACATGGTCTGGTTTTACTTCTTATCTCATCCAGTGATAGGCACAAGTCTAGGATTCCAGTGCACCAAGTGGTTCAACTTGTTAATTAGCAAACAATCAAGAGTGTCAGAAAAGCTATCGAGAAAGAAAATGTTGGGAGAGCCAAACTCAGCTGGTTCGTTTGACTTGCACACATCATTACCTGTTGGGTTTGCTAAGAATTACTACAAATTCCTCGAGAAGCTAGAAATACCAACCAGAGAAGACTTGCCAGAAATTCTCGGTAATGATTTTAGAATACTATTCATGGAGGCTAGAAATCTAAGTGAGACAATGGCTAAAATAAAGTTGAAGACATTATCATCATCAATCATGAAAGCATTTTCATTTGCAAGTGCTTCAAAGATGCACTCAACATGCTCATACATATGCACAATGCCTTGCATAACAATAAGATCACTGGATCAAGCTTACAAAGCATCTCTTCCCGCAATAGTTGAAGAGCTTGATAGATTATCCAATTTAGAAAATGAAGAAATTTCAATAGACAATCTGTCATTTCCAAGTATAAGCTTGTATGAGAAGTTAAATGATAGCATAGCGAGGACAAAGTTTATTAAGACAGAAGACAAAGGGAGGAGACGATACTACTCAAAAATTGTGATACCAACCTCGTCATCAATAGCAGCAGTACCACTGATCCATGTTGTAAGAAGTAAATGGTATTCAGAGCCAGTGCCATTTCCTCGATACGCCATAAACATGTCGTTCAACAGATATAAAGAGGACTTCCCTTGGCTACAAAGCAGTGACAGCGAATCATTTGAATCATTCAATGAGCTGATAGGAAAGACAGATATATTAGCTTTTTCTGATTTCATTCGAAATTTCGACGAGACGAGAACTACTGTTGTGTTTCAAAGCACTATAAAGAGAAGAGGAGGTGTCGTAGAGAACATATTAGACAACTTACTAGATAATTACAGTCCAGGGACAAAGCCTATAACAAGAAAGAGCACTGAAGAAGTTAACAGACTATCAGGCCATATCCACCAACTTGATGAGCTAGAAGCAGAAATGCTAAGATTGACAACAGCACCCCCAGAGCATTTCAAAGAAGATGTTGTGATTGGAGAGTTAAAGAACACTAGATACAATCAGGATGTCAAACCCATGGACGTTGTGGGCTTGCAAAAAAGACATAGACAACTGATGCTCTTATGTATTCTGTCAAAATATGAAGACAATTTGACAGCAGGAGAAGCCTATCATGCGATAAAGGTGATTCAGACACTGAATGATGGAATGGTGGCAATGTATACTGAACAACAACCATATGATCATAAGAGAAGAAAGCATTATGGAAGAGGTAGGATATTTGTGAAATTTCCCAATGTGAAATGCACAATCTTCATCAATGACAATGACGTTGAAAGTATAGAGACAGATAATATACAGTTACTCAGAAATCATGAGCTAGAAATATCAAGATTTATAAAGAATCAGAAGCTGGATCTAAAGATCTTAGATAGAAGAATTGATCACTGTATATGTAAGAGGGGAAATAGATTTAGATTTGAAAGAAATTCAAAGGGAACACCAATTTACAATGTGAGGGAGATGGATGATCCAAACTTTGATGGTCTGAAATTCAATATTTATCTTAATAGAGCATCTGGTATATCAGTAAATTTCGAAGTTGGGGAAATGAAAGGTGAGACACTAGCTTATTATCCAAAATTTGGCTCAGTGGACAAAGACATTTCAAGAGTCACAAGTCTGACAGATCATTGGTGCACACACACACCCATATCACTAGAGGAAGCAACAAATCTAATCTCCAATTACAATGCAAAGGACCAGATGGGTCAGTGGATCAAGAAAACCTTATCAGCTAGAGTGAGGGACAAAGGATTAGTAAAAATAGAATATCCTGGCATAAATTATGAGGATGATGAGATATCAGAAGTGACAGATAGCAAGTTTGATTTGCTTGACAACATAAAGCTTCTTGATGTAATAAACATGGAAAGTGATGCATATGATATAGATTACCCACCGTTATTAACAGGGAACGAACCGATAATAGCAGATACTGAAATTGTTGACCAGGATTACTTAGCTGCATATGAAAATCCCGCTGTTGACGTATCTGCTAGACATATGTATCTGAGGCAGAATCCATTCTGGGACAACTATGTAGATCTTATTAAAGATGCATTAAAAGATGGATTTGGTATGAGGAGAATGGGTAAAGTAACAAAGAGATTACTTAAAGACGTTGGTGTCGATACAAATATCATGGACACTAAAATGTCAGACTATCTAAAAATATGATAAATGAGATGTATGCAGAGAATGGATGATTGGTATTGTGTGTTGTAGATTGGATTAACTGAAATGAATTTTTCATAAATTACTAGAACAAGGGATTGATTGAGCC